TTTGATAATCTTTCAGTCGTTCGTAGAGGCGCGGCTGGTTCAAATGAAGTACATCTTGGAGAAGTTGAAGAACTATCTGTAGAAGAATTGCAGAGTGCCTTTGACTCGGATAATGATGAAGTAGTCGAGTATCAGAATATCACTGATGAAAGCACTATCGAAGAGCTTCAAGATGATATTGATTATGCTCGTTGGATGTATGATGATAGAGAAGGTGCTGAAGGTGCTACTGACCGTTTCGGTTGTGAGGGCACACACACGCATGAAGTAGATGGTGAGACATGGTTTATGCCATGTGAAACGCACGATAAATTCTTGCAAGGATTGAGAGAGACGGATGGTGAAGAAATGGAAGAGAGTGATTTTGAAGTAGAGGAAATGCAACTCTCCGAAGCACGTCGTCCGGACTATGATGGAACGGAGGAAGTTGCATGGGATGGTGTCCCTGCCGATACCCTTGATTTCTATACCGATGCACTTGATATTGATGCAAACTCTGTTGATGATTTAACAGAAAATCAAAGACAGGAAATTGCATCCTATAGTCTTCTCGGAAATCCCGACGCTGATAATATCCGAGATTTAAGATTATTCCCGGTTGTGAACCCCGGAACTGATAATCTTAACAGAAATGCATTAGTTGCAGTTCGTGCCGGACGTGGGCAGCAAGCAGATGTACCACAATCCACGTATGAATCTGCTTTTGCAATGGCGGGGGGACTCTTGAATGAAGAATTTGATGCTGATGTGGAAGAAGAAATGGCATATAAAAATAAAGAAATGAAATATTCTTCAGAAGAGAAGCAAATGGCTTCTCAAATGGCTTCCCATTCCGAGTTAACAAAATCTGAGTGTCTTTCAATGGTTGATGCAGTTAATCCAACTAAAGATACTGATTATGCATCTCTTGCTAAAATGCTTTATAAAATTACAGGAGATGAAGAAATGGAGAAGTTATACTCGGAAATGGATAAGTACAAGTATAAAGAAAATTCGAAAGAATCGAAAAGTAGCAGTCCTTTGAATAGGATTTTTGGTTAGATATTTTCCAGCCGCGTGAGTCCTTCAGAGTGAATGAGCGAGGATGATGGCTGGATTTTTGTTTAAGTGATTTAATTATGACTGATGGAATTAGTGAGAAGGTTCTTGAGCGACTAGAAGCAGAGGCACTTACTGCCGACGCTGAAGCTGAAGAGCTAACGATTGCAGTGGAATCGGATATTGAACAGACTGAAACCGAAGTTGAAGAGCTTCAGGAGTCTCTGGACGAGAAAGAGACTGAGATTGAAGAGCTTCAGTCTACGGTTGAAGATAAAGAAACGGAGATTGAGCAATTGAGCGAAAATATTGACGCTGTTGCAGAGACATATGCGGAAGAGCTTGCACAGAACAATGATGTTCTTGATGCAGACGACTTCCTTGATAAGTTTGAGTTTGAAGAGCTTCAGGAGAAGTATGATTCTCTCGAAGACTCTGCTGACCCAACTCCGAAATCGGGAGACGCTGGAGCCGGTTTCCAGAGTCCTGAAGACGGACCTGAAGGTGGAGAAGAGGAAGTTGAACTAAGTGAAGTTGAAGAAATGGCTGCCAAGTCTTTCTCGGAGCGTGCAAAGCGTCCGGGTAAAGACTATTGGAACGATATCGTTGAAGATATCGAAAATGGAGGTGAATAAATATGAGTTCTACTGAACAGTGGAAAGCGGATTCGGAGAGTATTTCAGACAACACCACGGATATGAATCTCAATCCGGGGGATATTGACAGTGATCGTACTGTCACTCTTGACGCCGGGGATAACGAGATTGCAACTGGTGGTCTTGTTGCATTTGATGCTGAAGGATATATTTATCATCCTGATGCAGCGGATGAGGTTGTTATTGGAACGGTCCTTCGGGATTCGGACCAGCGAGATGATTCTGAATACACGGTTAACGTGTTTGGAACTGTCTTTGCTGCACAGCTAGATGATCAGGNAACTACTGATATCAGTCCCGGTGATACGCTTTACCCGTCTGTTGATTATCCGGGCGCGTTCGCTGGTGGTGAAGAGGTTNCTGTTGCAAATACTGACGATGNGGATGTTGANCTCTACCTCAACCATCCTATNGCACTTGAGGCTGGTCTTGGTGGAGACGATGATGGTGAACTTGACGGAGACGTTATCCTTGCGTTCTACCGATAAATAATTTTGGTGATTTAAAATGGTAAATGTTACTACTTCTGACGTTCTAACTGAAGAGCGTATTCGACGTGTTATTGAAGAAGAGCGCGAATGGCCCCTTGTTTTCAACGAGATTTTCCGGACTATTAATATGCCGGATGATTATCCCGCGAAAACTATGCACATTCCGAAAGATGAAGGTGCNATGTCTGAACCCCGGCGTGTTACGGAGGGTAGCGAATACCCACGTACCGAAGAGGGTGAAGAGACGATTCCGGTTACTGTTGAGAAACACGGTTTCGAAGTTTCGATTTCGTGGGAAGCTACGGAATTCTCGGTCTTTGATGTGATTGCACGTCAGACTGAAAAAGCCGCTCGTCGTTTCAACGAGTACATCAACCGACTTGCGTTTAATGTTGTTGATGATCCTGAAAACCAGCACCCACTCAGCCCCATCACTACTGCTGATGTTGATGAAGCTGATGAGTTTGGTTTCGCACTTGCAACGTATGTCAAAAAGATTCTGAAAGACGACCAGCTTATGCCTGATATGATGATCGTCAATACTCAGGCAGAACACGTTCTCTTGAACAGCGATAACTTCCAGAGAGCGTCGGACCTTGGTGATGATACGACTCGTGAAGGTTCGATTGGTCGTTTCGTTGGTCTTGATGTGATGGTTGACCAGTCGGGTCTTATGGAGGAAGACGACCCCGAAGGCTACCTTGTTGATACTGACGAGTACGGTTACGAGGTTGTCAAAGAGGATATCTCGACCGATGAGTACGAAGCTCCGGAACGAGATGCAGATATCTGGAAGTGGCGAACTATGCGAAATTGGCTCGCCGTTCATCCAGAAGCCGCTGTGAAGTTCGAAGAGTAAATATTATATCTATATTTAATCCTGCTAATTATGACTGAACTTGAAATATCGTTAACTGATGAAGAATTGGTTGAAGAGGTTCGGAAAGCATTAGCAGGGTTAGATGACAGTAAGATTCCCGATGATACCATCATTCAAACAGCAAATAGATTTGTTACTCCGTTATTGAACGATGTTAGTTCTGGTTTGCATGAAGAATATCAAGACGGATTTGATAATGCAGCTATAGCATGGACTGCTGAAATGTCATTTGGTGCGTGGTTGACGTTTACCCGTCTTCGTGATAGGGAAGTTGAAACTTATATTGATGCAAAACAATATAGAAATCAACTAGAACAACGCACAAATATGGCTCTTCGTCAAATTAATGCTTCACGTCCACCAGAAGTTCCAAGTTATCATGTGACTGTAAAGCATGATAATGTCAATAGAAAAGTTGACCTTCGGAAAGTTTGGGTGACTCAATAATGACAATTGCTGAATCGGGGGCAATGGCAATGATTTCGGAATTCGGAGAAGAAGTTATTGTTACTTCTATGGATAATGAAGAACCCGATGACCCCGACGATCCTATTTTTATAGACTCTTCTGGAACTGAAGGTGTATCTGAAACACATAAGGTTAGATTGTATACAACTCCTTCTAAAGAAATGTTAGAAGATTATGGTTTTGAAGATAACACTCAAGCCATAATGTATACAACTGAAAATATTGCTAACAATGGTGATGAAGTTGAATATGAACCGATGGGATATGAATGGATTGTAGATGAAAGTTCTACAAATCAAATTGGTTCAGGTCCATATTTATTTGTTTATAAAATGGTGAGTAAATAATGGCTTCATTTTCAGTTGAGCATGTAGGCGATTCGCCTCAAGATATTCAAAATCGTTTATCAAATCTCGATGATGCTGTTAGACGAAGAACAAATGAAGCATTAAGAAAAACTGCTGAAGAAGTTAAAGAAGATTTGGAAGATACATCACCTGTAGATACTGG